ATCATCTTGGCGAGAAGGGCGACGAAGTAATCAACGCGCTAGGTAAACGCCGTATAGATTTTGATGACGAGAGTTTATCTAGGTACGCAAGCTACTGCATTCAAGACGTTGACCTAACCGAAAAACTGTTTGGCGTTTTGTTACCTAAAATAAACAAGACAGAAGCAAAGCTAATCGATCTCACGCTACGTATGTTTACTGAGCCAGTACTTGAACTAGACATAGATGTATTGGGTGCGCACTTGGAAGGAGTACAAAAAAAGAAAGCTGAGTTGATGGCTAAGATCGACGTAGACCGTAAAGAGATCATGAGTAACCCTAAGTTTGCTGAGTTACTTAAAAACCACGGTGTTATCCCACCAACAAAGATAAGCCCAACAACAGGCAAGGAAACATTAGCATTCGCTAAGTCTGACGAAGAGTTTAAAAAACTTTTAGAGCATGAAAACGAAACAGTACAAGCCCTTGTGTCTGCTAGGTTAGGTGTAAAGTCCACCATTGAAGAAACTAGAACCGAACGGTTTATCAACATCGCTATGCGTGGAACTATGCCAATACCCTTACGTTACTACGCGGCTCACACTGGTCGATGGGGTGGGGACGACAAAGTAAATATGCAGAACCTACCACGTAACTCATCACTAAAAGATGCGATCTGTGCGCCTACTGGCTACACCATGATTGATTGTGACTTATCTCAAATTGAGGCGCGGACTCTTGCATGGTTAGCTGAAGAACATGACTTGGTTGAGGCGTTTGATCGAGGCGATGATGTGTACAAGATTATGGCTAGTAGCATATATGGTAAGCCAGTAGACAAGATCGACAAGGGAGAACGTTTTGTTGGTAAGACTACTATTCTTGGTGCAGGTTATGGCATGGGTGCAATGAAGTTTCAAGCACAGCTAAAAAACTTTGGTGTTGAGTTAGATGAGGACGAGTGCAAACGCATCATCCATGTTTATCGGGACACCTATCAGTGGATACCTATGCTCTGGAGGAATGCCAATGATGCCCTAGAAGCATTAATGGAAGGTGGGGGTGCGCTGTTAGGTAAGTGGGGTGTACTAGATATAGACGAGATAGGTATACGACTACCTAACAACTTACATATTAAATACCCAAACTTACGCAGGCAAGAAATTGAAGGCGGAAAAACTGAGATTGTGTACGACACGAGACGCGGACGATCAGTCATCGCGAACCGTATCTATGGTGGGAAAGTTATAGAGAATGTGTGTCAGGCATTGGCGCGTATTGTTATTGGTGAACAGTTACTCGGTATCGCTAAGAAGTACAAGGTAGTAATGACTGTGCATGATGCGATTGCATGTATTGTGCCTAACGAAGAAGTAGAAGAAGCAAAGAAGTTTGTAGAGAAAGTAATGAAGACACGCCCTACTTGGGCACAAGAATTACCCCTCGATTGTGAGGCTTTTGATGGAAAAACCTATGGGAGTTGTAAATGAGTGAATATATAGATTGGAGTGAGCATTGGTTAAATGTTAAGAAGCATTTAAAAGAAGTGCAAGACTTGATGAACTCTAAAAAGTACGCAGAAGCAAAAAAGAAAGCAATGGACTTATCAGTGGATGGGCATTTGATGAGACAAGCTATTACTTTAGAGGAGGAGAAATGGACGATAAAAGACCAAAGATAATGATTGCAACTCCGATGTATGGGGGCATGTGTACAGGAGGGTACTCACTTAGTTTACTAGGTGCATGGAAAACGCTAACTGAACTGCAATGTGAAACCTATATAGCTACGCTTACTAACGAGAGTCTAATAACTCGTGGGCGTAATGACTTGGCTAGGATGTTCCTCGAACGTGATGCAGATTACTTGATGTTCATTGATGCAGACATAACGTTCCCAGCTGGAGCTATACCTGCGCTACTACTAGCAGAGAAAGATGTAGTGTGTGGCGTGTACTCAAAGAAAGAGATTGCATGGGACTCAGTAGCTAGAGCCGCGAGAGAAGGTAAAGATAACTTGGCTGACTACAGTGGTTCGTTTGTATTTAACATGATGGGCGCACAAGGGGATCATGCAGAAGTAGATGAGTCGGGTGTTATTGAGGTGCGACATGGTGGTACAGGCTTCATGCTAATTAAACGCAGTGTACTTGAGAAGCTCAAAGATCATGTGCCTACGTACAGACGGACATCGTTTAGAGATTCAAACGGTGAGTACATACACCCTGTCACACACCAGTTCTTTGATACAAGCATTGATGGTACAGGTGCATTGCTATCTGAGGACTACCACTTCTGCGAGTTGTGGCGAAAACATGGCGGGAAGATATACGCACATCCAAGCATTAAGTTAGACCATACAGGTACGCACGTATTTGGTGGAGACTTACTTAAATCAGGGGGGCAGTTATTATGACCGAGGAGGAACGCAAAGAGTATAGCAAAAAGTACTACGAAGCAAACAAAGAGAAAATAAACGCGACGTCTAAAAGATACCGAGCGCAAAACAAAACGAAAATAAAAGCGATGGAAAGAAAGTACTACGAGGCAAACAAAGAGAAAAAAAAAGTTCGTGAACGCATGCGCTACACTCAAACCATAGAACTGCAAAAAGAGCGTAAGAAAAAGTACCGCCAAGAAAACAAAGAGAAAATAAAAACGAGGTCTAAAAGATACCAAGAGGCAAACAAAGAACTGTTTGCCGCCTACAACGTTAAAAGAAAAGCGCAAAAAATAAAAGCTACTCCTACGTGGTTTGAACAAGAACGAGATAAGGTGGATTTGATATACGTAAAAGCGCGAGAGTTTGGGTTTCATGTAGACCATATCGTACCGCTTAGGTCTAAGAAAGTATGCGGATTGCACACATGGGTTAACTTACAATTACTTGCACCAGAGATAAACAGAGCCAAGGGAAATTATTATTGGCCTGATATGCCATAAACAAAAGGAAAACAAACAATGACGGAAGATGATTTTGATGGAAAGACAGTTTACGATTCTTTATTGCACTCAGTAGGTACGTCTTACGACCACACTTACACACAAAAAGCTGATAGGAAACAAATTGGTGGAGATCACTACATGAACATGGGGCTACAGCCTTGGAAAGCTATGAAATCTTGGATGTCCGAGGAGGAGTTTAAAGGTTTTCTTCGTGGCAATATCATCAAGTATGTTGCTCGATGTTGGGATAAGAACGGCGTTGAGGACTTAAAGAAAGCTATGCACTACCTAGAGAAATTAATTGAGGAGTCGGAAAAATAAGGTACGTCTTGCGACCACACAATGACATGAATATATGATATAACTAAATATGGTTAATAGTCATAAGGTTAAGTATGTCAACTGCATGGTCGTATTCCTCTATTAAAACGTTTGAACAATGCCCAAAGAAGTATTACCACTTAAAAGTACTAAAGGATGTAAAAGATTCTGGTAACGAAGCAACGATATACGGGCAGGAAGTACATAAAGCCTGTGAAGACTATGTAAAAGACGGTGTTGAAATACCTGAGAAGTTTGCTTACGTGCGTAAGGTAGTAGAGCGGATAGCTAAGCAAGAGGGTGAGAAGCACACAGAAATGAAGATGGGACTTAAACGGGTTGGTGATGGGTATGAACCCTGTAAGTTCTTAGGTAAAGACGTTTGGTGGCGTGGTATTGCTGATGTAGTGATAATAAATGGTAGTACAGCTTACTCGATTGATTATAAAACGAGCAAGAATGCAAGGTACGCGGATACTAAACAGTTAGACTTGGTTGCAGGTGGGTTGTTTGTACATTTCCCCCAGTTAGATACAATCAAGTCTGCTCTTATATTTGTAGTAAGCGGGGATGTAATTAAGAAAAATCATTACAGAGAACATATGGATAAGTACTTAAATACATTTGAAGATAGCCTAGATAGGCTAGATAACGCTGAGCAAAGTGCCGTATGGAATGCAGTTACTGGCCCTCTATGTAGATTCTGTCCTGTGATATCATGTGAGCATAACACTAGATAAGGACATCGCCATGAGGAAAAAACGTAACTACAAAAAGGAATACGAGACATATCAAGGCACTGAAGAGCAAAAGAAGAACCGAGCGATGCGTAACAAAGCAAGGCGTAAAGCCCTGAAGAACGGGTCAGTAAAGAAAGGCGATAAAAAAGATGTAGCACATAACAAGGCTATATCTAAAGGTGGTACGAACAAAGACGGTACTAGGGTTACTAGCTCCAGTGCTAATCGTAGCTTTGATCGAAACTCTAAAAAGGGTTTGGTATCAGAGACTAGTCCAAAGGAGCGAAAACAACGTGGAAATAATAAACGATAAGGCTCTTTTAATACG